ACTTTCAGTGGCACTTGCAACATTCGAAGATATTAAACTAGAAGGAAACTTAACAGCTGACGATTCTAGTTTAATTATAGACGGAACTACTAAACGAATTTTTGGTAGTTTCAACGGCCCGTTAGATGGTAATATTAATAGAGCAGGTTCAGAATTATTAGTAACTGCTGTAGGAGGCATTACATTATCCCCAGCGGGAGTATTAAACGTACCCAATGCTACGGATATCTCATTGAGTGGTACTGGTGATATGCAACTATCAGGTTCTACCGAAATTGGTATTCAAAGTAGTGCTGGGCCAGTTCAAGTTACTTCATTTACTGAAACTGACATATCATCAACTAGTTCATTTGTTCGATTAAAAGCGCAAACTAATTTGACGCTAGAAGGTAATACAATAATTTTTAAACCTTTGAAAGCAAAGCCTACAACAAGGTTTGGGGCGGTTGGCGACACAGCAGGAGAAATTCGCATAGACAGTAGTACTGGATTTACATACATTTATTATTGTGTTAAAGATTACACTGATGGAATTGATGGTATTTGGACAAGAACAATTATGGATACTTTCTGGCCATGATAAGGAATTTAAAATGACTATAAATTATATTGATGTAGGTATTGTTGCTAACGATGGCACCGGTGATGATCTCCGTGAGGCATTTATAAAAGTTAACGATAACTTTCAAGAACTAGATTTAAGAATTGTTGAAGAAACTGTTATAGACAATGCAGGAGTTTTAGGTGTAGGTATATATGCTGGAAAAATTGATGGAGAAAATATATTTAAACGTCTCCTGGCTGGCTCTAATATAAACTTAAATCAAAACGCTAACACTATTACAATCAATGCTAATGACAGCTTAGACCAATTAATTGTTGTATCAGACAGTGGTACTGTTACGATTTCAAGAGGACAAACACTATCAATACAAGGTGGCCAAGGAATTAACACTAGAGTTAATGGTCAGCAGCTGATAGTTGACCTAGACAATAATGGAATTCTAGTTAAAGATTTAACTCCTACCCTAGCTGGTAACTTAAATGCTAACAACAAGAACATACAGAATGCCAACACAATTTCTGCAACTACATTCAGCGGAGAATTACAAGGCAACGTATACGGATTTGATGTTCGAGATTTTGGTCCTTACTTAACTGGTTTTGACTTTGGTGAATTTAGAGCAGTTTATACTAATTCGCTTCAATTTATTATGCGTAAAGTAGACGTTGACTTTGGTCCTTTTGACCCACCTAGCGGAGATACTGTAGACCTGGGTGGTTTTTGAATCCGTTGTTTCCGATAAATACGCTATATAGGATATAAAATATGGCAGACTTGTGGACGCAACCGTCTAATACTAAATTAGCTACGCTAGAAGAAAATGTTACAACAAGCATAAATTTGCCGTTGGTTAATCCTTCATCTACGGTTTCTCTTATCAGTGGAAAATTGCCTGGTGGGATACGAATCCAAGGTTCTCAAATAGTAGGTACTCCTTACGAAGTGCCGCGTGTTACAGATTACAGATTTGTCCTAAGAGCTAGCTATAACAATGTAACTAGAGATAGAACATTTGTAATTACTGTAGGTGATGCTGATGCACCTGTATGGCAAACAACTCCTGGATTATTACCAGTAGGTAATAACAATACATTTTATATTTTAGACAATTCACCAGTTGATTTTCAATTAGTGGCAACTGACGTTGATTTACCTATTGGTGAAAGTTTAGATTTTTATATAGCGTCCGGAGACGGACAATTACCGCCTGGTATACAATTAACCAGAGACGGCAGATTAGTAGGAGTAGTTGATCCTATTCTTGCTATTGAAAGAACACTGCTTTATAATGCAGGCTCGTATGATACAGCGCCGTACGATTTTACTTCTGCAGGATATGATTTTGGCTTAAGATCATCTAATGGTTTTGATAGTTTTTTCTACGATACTGACATTTATGATTTTAACTATCCAGAACGAACACCTAAAAAATTAAATAGATCGACGAACATTTAGAATTTATGTAGTAGGCGATGACTTTTTACGTGCTGACAACACTATTATGCAGGTTGGTACAGGTACGTTTACTGCTGATAACACTAATATAAGAGTTCCCATATGGTTAACACCTAGCGACTTAGGTGTTAGACGAGCCAACAATTATATTACTTTGTTCTTAGATGTTATTGATTCAAATACATTAACAGGTATTGTTACATATTTCTTACAGGCTACTAATCCCGATAGTTCTCTTAGCAGACTACCTCCAGGACTAACACTAGATAGTAGCACCGGAGAAATTGCAGGTAAAGTGCCCTATCAAGCAGAGGTTACAAAAACTTTTAAATTTACTATACGGGCTCAAAGATTTACCCCTGATCAAGCACAAGAATTAGTTGCAAGTAGTAAAACATTTACTGTAAAATTACTAGGGGAAATTAATTCTGAAACAAAATGGATTACTGATAGTAATCTAGGACTGTTGGGATCAAATGTTATTTCTGTACTAAAAGTTGAAGCAACTACAAATGTTCCCGGAAGTAACGTAATTTATAACTTATCATCAGGAAGACTGCCGCCTGGACTTGCACTAAGTTTTGATGGTGAAGTTGTAGGTAAAGTAAATGCATTTGGTGAAAATGTTTATAAAAGCACTTGGAAAAACGAACGACAATATACATTAAACGATGTTGTACGTTATCAAGGGTTGCTTTATCAAGCTCTGAGTACTCATCAGAGTACCAGTACTGGGTCATTTAGTACTGATCAGGCGCTATGGGCAAGATTTGCATATAGAACTAACGGGCTGACAGTATTTGATAATGATACATTTAGACTTGATGCCAATTCGACTACAATAGATAGAGAATATCGTTTCACTGTTACTGCACAAGATCTTTACAAATATAGCGTAGTGAGTAAAGAATTTGTAATTAGAATATCAGACCCTGATAGTAAAAAGTATAGTAATTTATACATGAAGCCTTTTCTTAAAGAACAAGTTAGAAGAAACTTTAATGCTTTCATTTCTAATCCAGAAATTTTTATTCCAGAATACATTTATCGACCAAGCGATCCTAATTTTGGTATACAACGTGAAATTAAAATGCTTGCATATGCTGGTATTGAAACTAAAGAATTACAAGAAGTAGTTAGAGCAATGTCTACAAATCATAGAAGAAAACGCTATCGAGTGGGCGATTTAAAGAGTGCTATTGCAAAAGTTCCTGGAACTAATGATATAGTTTATGAAGTACTTTATTTGGATGTAATAGATCCTTATAATCCAAGTGAAGGTCGAACTAAGAAAAGTATTACAGTACGTAATTCTAAAAAGATTAAAGTTAATTCTGTTAGTGCAACGCCTAAAGACATGTTTTACGACTACGAAGAAAAACCTTCTTTTACAGTACAGGCTAGAGGAAAAACTATTACTGTTACACTAGGCGAAGATTTCGTAGTTGAAACTAGAGCTGATGGAGAATTTAAGTTAAAATGGGAAGATGGATTGGAAATAGATTCTAGAACAGAAACTAGAATTCTATCAATACTAGAGGGACTATCTCCAAACATGGTGTTAAGACCCGAACCTGAAGCTAATACAGTTAAAGCGGATTCTAATATATACACTGCTGGACAGACAATTGATTCAATAAAATATATCAGTAATATCACAAACATGCGTGATAATATACGACCGTTAGGTCGTACTGAAAGATCTTTTGTTCCGCTTTGGATGCGATCATCACAACAGAGTAGTGTAGACGAACTAGGTTATACTCCATCGTTGGTGTTGTGCTATTGTAAACCAGGAACTAGTCAAATTATTCAAAGTGCCATTAAAGCTAGCAATTTTGACTTTAGTCAATTTGACTTAGACATGGACAGATACATTATTGATAATACTCTTATAAGCAGTAAATCGCAGTATTTACTGTTCGCAAATTATCAGTACAATATATAAAGTAAATAAATACTGTTAGGAGATAAATTAAAATGGCTAGTAATATAAATTATATAAATGTCGACGAAAGTTTTCCAATAGCTGGACAGGACAACGATAGTCAGGGTTTTCGAGATAACTTTGCAACAATTAAAAGTAGTTTAGCATCTGCTAAAACTGAGATTACAAATCTTCAAGATAATACTGCAAAATTAAACGTTAACAATAACTTTAATCAAAACGAAATTTCAAATGCTAAACTTAGAAACACACCATATGTGTTTTTTAATAAAAATATTAACCAAGGCGATACGCATAATTTACTGTTCAGTGACGGAAGTTACCAGCAATTAAATATCAACAATTTTGCTATTATAGATTTAGAAGATTTTAGACCACCAAACGGTGCTCAAGTTCAGTTTAAAATTCAAATTTTGTTTAATGGAAACGGAACAGTTGAGTGGCTTACTGGATCTCCAAGCAATGTTTTTAGGGTTAATTCTACCTGGCCTAAGAGAGTAAACCCAACTAATCCATTTACTGTTACGACAAATCAACCCGTTCTAGTTGATATTTGGACAACTGACGGTATAACATTCTACGGCCATTATTACGGAAACTATGTAACGATTGCTCAAGACGATGGTATCATTTAATCCTCTAGTAGACGATTTTTCAAAACTTTCAGACCTTGAAGTAGAATCAAAGGTTACTGATCTAGGGCGAAAATATTTTATGTCTAGAAATCCAGAAGTACAAATGCAGATAGCAGCACTGCTAGGAATGTACAAGGAAGAAATGCAAGCAAGGCGTGCTCGCACACAATTACAATCACAACAAAACGGCAATTCTGATCTTGACAATTTAATCAATATCAGCTAATATAGTTAGATGCTTATTAAAACTGACAAGTTAGGGGTGCCTAGATTTTCTAACCAAGACTTAATATCTATGATCTATAGCGGACATGTAGATAAATGTCACGTAGTACTATGCGAGCCTTCCGATGACATTGATAAATTTAATGCTACTATGGAAGAACAAGGACTCCCAACATTAACCAAATACATTGCACTAGATGTAGATCAGAAAGATTTTGACAACGCTTTACAGTCAGAATGGTTCATGCCTGAAGATTATAAAAATCTAGATATAGGTGCCTATATCATGCATAAGTTGATGCAAAAACTAGGCACAATTGAACCCTACGAAATACAAGAACGAGAAGAATACAAAAGAGTATGCGAAGAATTAGATGCATTTGGTGAGCATAATATGCAGGATTTGCTTCGATATATGGTATATCTTGTAGACTTTATGAGAGAAAATAACATAGTTTGGGGAGTTGGGAGAGGCTCTAGTGTAGCAAGTTATATTTTATATCTAATTGGTATACACAGAATTGATTCAATTCAGTATAACCTAGACTGGCGAGAGTTCTTGAGATAAGTACATATATAATATTAGGAGAATTAATATGCCAATGAAACAACCACAAAAAAAGATTTACAAAACTGCCCAAGGCAAAATAGTTGATATGGACATGCTTAGGCAGCGCAACGAACTTACACCTGCTGTAGGTAATGCTCGCGTAAATGCTAGAGGAGATGAATTAGGTCCTGGCGGGAAAGTTATTCGTAAGCGGGAAGATGTTCTTAAAGAATATTACGACACAGCACAAGGTGTAGCAGATCAAACGCCAGTAAGAAAAGCTAAAACTGTTACAGAAACAGCAAGTGAAGAAGAATGGGTTGAGGACGACGAAGGTAATTTTGTTCCGGCAGACGAAGTTAAAGTTACAAAAAGAGGGCGTTAATGAGTATTCAGCTTAACGTTACCAAAGGCAAACCAAGAGCAGTTAGTAATAGAGTACTAGTCTCCGATATGTACTTTGGTGAGCAAAAAACTACAAGCGGCATTGTGCTAACGTCAGACGACGGAACTACTCGAGGAATTTATCCTCGCTGGGCAAAGGTTTACTGTAAAGGTCCAAATAATAAAGATCCTTATGAGATTGGACAGTGGATCCTAGTTGAACACGGACGCTGGACTCGAGGGTTCAAAGTTGATGACGGAGAAGGCGAAAAAGAGCTACGTATGGTTGAATCTGAAAGTGTTCTTGCCTTTATGTTGGTCAAGAATATGCCAACGGATCTAGTACTACTATTAAACCGGAAGATTTTATAAAATGACAAATCCCTTCAGAGATCAAGAAAAATTTATGCGAGCCTGTGACCAAACAGTTGGTGAGAGTAACTTAAATCAATTTGGTCTGTATACAAAATTGATAGAAGAAGAGTATAAAGAATTTAAACATGCCTGTGATATGAATGATAATGTAGAAGCATTAGATGCTTTAATTGATATTTTAGTTGTAACAATTGGAGCTATTCACAGTGCAGGATTTGATGCAGAAGGTGCATGGAAAGAAGTTATGCGTACTAACTTTGCTAAGATTGATAAGGACACTGGCAAGGTTCGAAAGCGTGAGGACGGCAAAGTATTGAAACCTGTGGGATGGACTGCTCCGGATTTAAAACCGTTTGTAACCAAAATACCACCTAATGGATTTGTAACAGACTGCGTTTAACCTAAATTACTTGACTCCTAATAGATTATGCAGTATAATGTATATAAACTATTAGGAGTTTTCTTTTGGCCACACACGGAATGATTGACTTAGAAACACTTGGTGTAGAACCTGATTGTGTCGTAATGACAATAGGTGCTATTAAGTTTGATCCTTTTACTGATGCAGAACCGCATAGCGGTTTATACTTGCGTTGCGATGTTGATGAACAGACGGCCATGGGCAGGACTATTGACGACAATACTCTAGCTTGGTGGGCAAAACAAGACGAAGCTATCAAAGAAGAAGCATTTGGCGAACACAAACGAGCGTCAATGGATCAAGTTACAAGAGCAATCAACAAGTTTTGCGTAGGATTAGATGTATTATGGTGTCAAGGTCCGTTGTTTGACTATGCTATTTTACAAAATCTTTACAAGCAACTGGGAAAGCCTGCACCGTGGCACTATTGGCAGATTCGCGATAGTCGAACACTGTTTTCTATGATGCCTCAAGATCCTCGAAAAGCAATTCAAGAAAGTTTACACAATGCGCTTGCTGACTGTTATTATCAAGCAAAGTGTGTACAACAAAGTTACAAGCATTTTGGAGTTAAAGCAAGATGATAAATGGCATTACATCTAACAGTAGATATATTACTGTGTCAGATGGTTCAGGTACTAATCCGTATATTAGTCCCGGAGCAGTAGGAGCAGGCATGATGCGCTGGAACCCAAACATGAATTGTATGGAAGTATGTGACGGTAATAGTTGGAAGTCTTTAGGTATGAGCTATGCCAGCGTGGGACTAACAGGTGAAACTGAATCTTTGTTAGACTGGGCTAGAGAAAAACGTATGGAAGAACAACGACTACAGGAAATGATGGAGAAGTATCCAGCACTTAAAAAAGCCAAAGATAACTTTGATATATTACTCAATATAGTTAAGGATGATTTTAAGCAATGAAAATAGGTTTTACTTGTTCAACTTTTGATTTGTTTCATGCCGGGCATGTAATGATGCTGGAAGAGGCAAAAACACAATGTGAGTTTTTAATTGTAGGATTACAGACTGACCCTACACTTGATAGGCCCGATACTAAAAATAAACCTGTACAAGGAGTATTTGAACGTTGGGCACAATTGAAGGCTTGTAAATTTGTAGATCAAATCGTACCTTACTCCACTGAGCGAGAGTTACGCGATATTCTTTTATCGTTTCCTATCAATATTAGAATTTTAGGTGAAGAGTATCAAAGTAAAGAATTTACGGGACACGACATTCCTATGGAATTTTACTTTAATAAACGTAGACACAGTTTTTCAACTTCAGAATTAAGACAACGTGTAATAGAGGCCACAAAATGAAATGTGATACTTGCGGTGAAAATTTAAAAGAAAATGGTTATGGATGTGACTGGCGACAAGGTCGTTGCCCGCATCGCCATCCCATGTTTAACGAAATCGTACTTGACAATTACAAGATGCGATATTATAATTTAGTACAAACTATTAAAGGCTGGTTTAAATTTTGAGAAACTTAGAATTAGAAGATGCTGTAATAGCATTACATGACACAGCTAGAACTGTTGAAAAAAGAATTGGTCGAGGTCAATTAAGCGACGACATTAGATCCTGTGCAGATCGATTGCATCAATATTTAAGAACCGATGCATCAATTAATATACTAACACAAAATATTATTAACAAGGCAGAAGAATGAAAGAACTATGGGTAGAAAAGTATCGTCCTAAAAAGGTCAACGGATATGTGTTCCGAGATGACGCACAACGAAAACAAATACAGCAATGGATTAAAGACCAAAGTATTCCTCACTTACTGTTTAGTGGCAATGCAGGTATTGGTAAAACCACTCTTGCTCGGATTTTGTTTAATGAATTAGATATTAACGATCTAGACATTATGGAGATTAACGCAAGTCGTGAAAACAATGCAGATACTATTCGTGACAAAATCACAAACTTTGTACAAATGATTCCGTTTGGCCCGTTCAAGGTTGTACTGCTGGATGAGGCAGATTACTTAACTCCAAATGCACAGGCTATCTTGCGCGGTGTTATGGAAGAGTATCATACCACAGCAAGATTTATTCTAACTTGTAACTATCCTAACAGGATCATTCCTGCGATTCACAGTCGCTGTCAAGGCTTCCACGTTGCAAAAGTAGATCAAACTGAGTTTACTGCTAGAGTAGCTGAGATCCTTATCACTGAAGAAGTAGAATTTGACATTGATACTCTTGACACATATGTTAAAGCAACATATCCAGACCTCCGTAAGTGCATTAATACTGTTCAAATGAACAGTCAAGAAGGTAAATTAGTAAAACCCAATGAGGCAGACACTGGTGAAGCAGACTGGAAGATTCATATGGTAGAACTATTTAAAGCTGGTAAGATCAGCGAAGCACGAAAACTACTGTGCGGAAGTGTTCGACCTGAAGAAATGGAAGATATTTTCCGCTGGCTTTATGACAATATTGAACTGTTTGGTGACGAAGAAAAACAAAACTCTGCGGTGCTTACTATCAAACAAGGATTAGTTGATCATACTCTTGTAGTAGATCCAGAAATAAATCTTGCCGCAACTCTTATTAGACTTGCAAGACTGTAATAATTAAGTAAAGGAAATTAAATGAGAGTTCGTATTGTAGGCTATACTGTAGCAGACCCAGAATTTGTAGAAGAATGTAAAGCAGAAGCTCTGGCCAAGGGTAAAACAGAACCAGAATTTGCAGACATTCAAGATCTAATTG